TGAAAGCTGAGAGTCCTGTTTGGCATAGTAGTAACACCAATGACCATGCAATGTAAGAACTCGCCATGATACTCTTCTAAATTTTTTGTGTATTCTCTACGTACCCAAGCTTTGAAGTACGGTATGCTACTTTGTAGATACGCCATCTTTTTTATGTTTCCTTCGCAATTCTGCTTTAGCTTGTTTAAAGATATTTGCTATAGCTGTTTTTCCCATGACTTTAGCACGTTGCTCTGCTACGGTCAATATTTGGATCTTTCTTGCGTAAGGCTTCTTTAACTTTTTTACTTTTGCTACTGTAGCTTTAGCATCAGCTATCGTAGCAAATTTTATAGATACTGTATCTTTTGGATTTTCATCCGTATATAGTCTACGTCCAGAACCTTTAGGTTTTTTACCTGTTCCTACCTTTGGATCTTTTTGTTTTGGCATTGCCTACTAACCCACCTTTATTAGCTCTGTATGATCTTACTTTCTTTGCAATGCCCTTGGGCTGTGCTACAAACTGTTTTCCTTTTTTATTTCCTTCAGCCTTGGCTCTATTAGTAGCAGCCTTTTCCCCAGGGCTTAAAGCTTTCCATGCTTTATCAGGCAAGTATCTCTTCTTACCTTTAGAGGGTGAACCGTCAGAAGTCCTCCACTTCTGTTTACCCCAGTTCTTTAACGATTTTTGAGGTGCTCGCATTTTTTAACAGCAATCACAGTTAGGGCTACACTTACGATTTGTAAGTGCACAAAACAATCTTTTGAAATATCTCATCATGTTTTATATCCTCCACCTTTGGCTTTATATTGTTTAGCTAACATTTGAGCTTTACGAGCAGACCATTGACCGGGGTTTCCCCCTTTGCCACCTGCTTTGATTGAATTAAATAAAGCTTTTCTCATTCCTGGCTTTGTGTAGTTTCCTGCTTTGTTTACAGTGCTACCACCTGCAGCCATTCCAACTCTTTTTTTCGTAGTTTTCTTTTTTACTGGCATTATAAACTCACACCCATTTTAATTTTTACACACTCTGGTACAGCTAGATATCCTTTGCTTTGAAAGTATCTAGCAACTATTAAAGCTTCCTCTGCACAAGCTTGCTCTGTTGTAAACACACCTTCAGTCTTAGTCATCACCTCACAAGATAAAGCTGCAGGACTAGTGCACAGCAGCATAAATGCTATCCACATTAGAAAGCACTATAGGTCAGAGCAGCTAAAGCAATAAACCAAATTACCATAGCTACGTTAGTTAAATCACGTTTCATTTTATTACCACTTAACTTTGTTTGCCCAGTATGCAGCAGACATTTTTCCTTTTGCAATATTCTTGCTGTGTCTAGCTTTGAAAGAAGCTCTTTTCTTTTTCATTCGATCAGATTCACCTGCTTTAGGTTTACCTGCTGTAGAAGCTCCTTGCTCACCGAAACGAATTAGTTTGTATCTTCCTCCTTCGGAAGCCATGACAACGTGAGATTTAGTAGGGTGGTCTGGAGTCCTCTTAGGTTTGTTGACACCTTTCAGACCCAATCTCTTCATTGTCGATTTGACACGATCAGGTACACTCATTTGTATCTCTCATACTTAGGATTATCTTTTCTTCCAAAGAGTGTCAAGATAAAATTCATGAAACCTCTTGCCATCTCTGTCGGTGTTGGTAGTAACCAACCAAGAATTAGAAGTAACATAACCCAAGGTGGTATATTCGTATTTATAATATCTAAGTGTTCCACTGAACCTGTCTCTACTTCTTTTACTACTTCAGTTTGAATAACATCTCTACCTGCAGTAACCTCTTCGGTCTGCTCAACACTCATTACAGATTGTCTATTTTCTTTTCCTACCTGTGCGTTCGAGTTTACGGTAGGACCGTCTGATCCTCCAAGCAACCCCAGAGTACTCAAACCACAAGAAGATAAAAATAGTACGAGTAATAACCATCGCATTTAATTCCACTCTCTATCGGCTTTGTTAAAGCAATCAAACTGAAGTCCGTAGTACTCGTTTTCTTCGTACTTCTCCCAGTTAGCTTTGTTTACAATTACTTCACACTGTTCTTTCGTAAACAGTTCTTGCATGATGTACTGATTACCTGTATAGACCCACTCCTCTCCAGTGTTCCCCCACATACTAATAACTAGTACAAACTCTTTCATTACATCATCAATTCAAAATGTGGGGCATCGATGAAGGGTCTTCGGCCTTGAGATCTTCTTAGATCAACGTAAGCCATCATAGCATCCTCTGAAGTACCAGGGTAAGATCTTATATCTCCTTCACTCCAAGCTGCTCCCCATTTTATACTACAACCAACTTCTTCTGCTGCTTGTTTAAATGCGTCACAGATATCGTCATACACATTCAGTTCCCAAGAAACATCTGGACCAATGTAAGCTACTACGTCTACTGCGTGGCTGAACCCATCATCTTGTAGCAAATGTTTACTAGCCATTGTCTGAGATCTACCTGCAGCTACGTTAGCCTTTTGCTCTTCCAAAGTTCTTACACCCTGTGTTACTCCAAAGTCTACTTCTGTAAGTTGAATAGCTCGTTCAACTACTGCTGTCATATCTGGGTGTACACCCTCTAGTCTGTCTAGAGATCTTTGACTTAATCTAAAACTCATCTCATATCCTTCTGCATTGCTACTCTGTTACCCATTGGCTTACCTGCCATGTATGCTGTTGCTCCCATGTAAGCAGCTACGATACCTGTCTGTGCAATGTAGAATAGCCCAAGCAAGTCTGCGAGGGCTGCTACTCTTGTGTCTGACATAAACGGTGTAAACAAAACGACTGTGAAACCAATCATCATTACCATAGCTATCCAAGCCATCTTCTTTTGCGACTCAGCTTTCTCTTCACGCAGCTCAACCTCGAGCATACGTTCTTTCATAGCTACTTCTTCTGTAGTGATCTTACCGTCACCATCAATGTCAAAGTCTACTACCATGTTGCTGCTGTGCTAACTATAAGACCTAAGACAAATCCTACGACTAAAGCTTTCTTGTTTTCTTTAGCTGCTGCTATCCAACCTTTAATCTTTTCCATATTCCCAACTCCTGGTTCTATCTGGATCTAAAACATCATACTTGGTTAACATACCCTCAAGGTACATTGCTCTTTCGATCCTATCTAAGGATTCCCAGTTGCCTGTATGTTCAAAGTAAGCTCTACGGACATAGAAAACATCTGACCGGGGGATGTGTACCCTCTTGAGTTTCTTCTCGTCTTTGTCTGCTAATGCTTTATAGAACTCTTCTAGTACTGAGTCAGACTCAAAGTACTTTATTCTCTTGTTCTTCATTTTCTGATGTTGCTTAGTTGTACCTAAAGATACTTTTGTGTCAACAATAAATCTCGTTTCTTGTTAATTGTAGCTACAAAAGATATATAGGTAATTCTTTAAGTATTTCTTCTAGTATTAAAAGAAAAGAAATAGAAGTAAAAGTATAATACTTCTAGTTATACCTAAAGTATATACTATAGTTATACAGCTTTCAAGTCATTCTCAAGTAAAAACACGCCTGTTTAGTCAATATGTCACACATTTAATCGCATATAGTGTAAACAAATGTTTTTATACCTAGTTAAAAGCACCAGATACCCCTGACTATCGTACAATACGTACTTGTTCTTTCTTCTATACAACTTCATACCACTAGTTATATCAGCAAAAGCTTATAATTCAACGTATTACCTATGATATCTGTTAACCACTGGGAAACAATTGTGGTTAACAGGTTAAAAATAGCCCCCTCTGTCATTGGGTGTATATACGTATCGTAGTACCCCACCCTGCCCCATGCCCCACCCGATGAGAATCCTGGATATATTCATATATTTGAATATCTTAATGCTTGAATATGAGGAAACTAGTTTAATATTGAATTACTTTTTGTATTTAGTTTAATGTTAAACTATTATGGGTCAGGTTTACTTACTTAATTCGTTTAGTATTAAACTATTGGGTTTGTGATCACAAATACATTCAGCAACTACACTTTGGTCGCATTCAAAAAAATGAATATGGGCATTCGTTGTGATCACAAGAGGTAAATTCTAGGTGTCTGTAGAGGGGTATATATATAATGTATATAGGACTGGACATTGGAACGAATCAGGAACAAATCGATTTGATAGAACGAATCAGGAACATAGGTATATATTCAAAATACTGAATATAAAAAAAATTATAAGTCATTGAAAATAAACAATTCTTTTTTTACACAAACTATTTTTTATATGGCATATTAGTTTCATCAACAGATTGAAGGAGAAAAAAAGAATCAGAGTTTTAACAGTAAATATTAAATGTCCATCAGACATAAAATGATTATAGCCGTAATTGTAAGAGTAAAACAAACGGTACGATTATAATAATCACAGAAGCAATAAACGTGTAAGGCACTAAGCTTCTAAGAGTGTTGACTTATACTTACCCACTGAAAAGGTGCTAACCTACTGTTAAACTGTGCAAATCTTTCTTTGAGGTACACTTGAAACTAATACGAGCCAACTCGTACTTGCTCTTGAAGCATGGGTTGAAAGTGTGCCTACATGGAAAGAAAACAACAGGAGGTTTCCAATGAATATCTACAAGACAAGTGACGGTTACTTTTTCTATGAGCAACCTAACGGAGTGCTTACGGATACGATTGACGGTAAAGAGTGTGATATGGTTTTTCCTAACGTACAAACGTTAATGAACTCTGACCCTGATACTATGAAATTTTCAGATGACTATGAGCTAACAACTTCTAACTTTACGGATAGGGGTGCGGCAACAATCAAAGTTATCTTACTCAATGGAGCAATTACAGTGCTACATGGTGATGATGACAAAGTGTTACTAGAACGTAAAGCTTACAAAGGTGATTGGAACAGAATATGGGCGGCACTAGAGGGTGAAATACCTAGTGCTGATTTGTATCGTGCGGCATATTATAAGGAGGTGTAAGTATGACGTATAAACTAATAGGTGTTGGCACTAATGCCAAGACAATCAAAGGTGATGGTAGTGAATACTTGACAGCTATTCTTTATATGACGCCTTGGAAAGTCATGGTTGACGGCAAGCAATTCAACTCTTGCCCTATGGCTGAGACAGCAGACTGCATCAAAGGTTGCCTGTACACAGCAGGACGAGGCAAGTTCTCAAATGTACAGAAAGCACGTATGCGAAAGACTGAATGGTTCTATCGTGATCGTGAGGGTTTCATGGAGCAACTCGTGCAAGATATACGCAAGTTTGTTACCTATTGTTACAAACGTGGCATTCAACCATGCGTGAGACTGAACGGTACTACTGATATCAGGTGGGAAAATATCAAGGTCAAGCAACAGACAAAAAACTTTGAGTGTGAAGTAACACTCTTTCAAATGTTTCCATCTGTGCAATTCTATGACTACACCAAGATATCAAACAGGAAGACTAAGCAGATACGTAACTACCATCTAACATGGTCATACTCAGGAGCAAATGTCCAGTATGCGGCAAAGCTTCAAGATGCCTTGGACAATGGTATGAATGCGGCTGTAGTGTTTCGCAAGCCATACACTAGATCACAGTGGCGTGGCATAAATGTCATAGATGGTGACAAAGATGATCTTAGGTTTCTTGACCCCAAGGAATCTATCGTGGCATTGTACGCAAAGGGTGATGCCCGTAAAAATACCACAGGATTTGTGGTTGACTTCAACTAACTACCAAACAGGAGGAAATCGATATGGTAGAATTTTCTAAAAAGCAACTAAGTGATTTGCGTAGAGATATGCAACACGTCTTGGACTCTGCACAATTTGGAGGGTGCAAGATACAAGTAGGTAACTGCTCCTACATGGGTGGCGAGGCTACCTTCAAAGTGACAGTGTTACTTGACGGTGCTAAGACTAAGGAACAGCAGTATCTTGCAGACATGGCAGGTTTGTATGACTTTGACGTGGACAAGGTTACGCACACTCAGGGTATGAAACTCAAGCTTGTCGGTTACAAATCTAAAGCACCTAAGATGCCTTGGATTGTAGTGGATACACTCACCAACAGTGAGTACAAGCTGACTAATGATCAAGCTGAGAGACTATTCAAAAAACCAGTAGAGGTTACGTCATGAGCTTCATAAAAGAATATAGCTTCACCAACCAAGAAGCCATAGAAATTTGTGAGCAGTTAGTTCCTTCAGAAAACGAGGAGGAACTAGCCGCATGGCAGTACCTGATAGACACAGGTTTAGCTTGGAAATTGCAGGGATGGTTTGGACGTACAGCCAAACGTCTTATTGACGAGGGATACTGTACATATACGGACAGAGCAGACGAGAGGAGACAAACATGAACGTACTGAGTCTGTTTGACGGTATGTCTTGTGGTCAGATAGCACTTGACCAACTTGGAATACCAGTAAACAAATACTTTGCGGCTGAGATTGACAAGTACGCAATCCAAGTTGCCAAGAAAAATTATCCTGACATGGTGCACCTAGGTGATGTCAAAGAGGTGCAATGTGCAGAAGGCTATTTATTTTGTACAAAACGAAACTTTGCACACAAAATCGATTTGCTGATTGGTGGTAGTCCGTGTCAAGGTTTCTCTTTTGCGGGCAAGCAACTCAACTTTGACGATCCACGATCACAACTATTCTTTGAGTATGTTCGGTTGCTTAAAGCTTTGAAGCCTAAGTATTTCCTACTTGAGAATGTCAAGATGAAGAAAGAGAGTGAGCAAGTTATTACTGACATGCTAGGTGTTGAACCGATAGATATCAACAGCAACCTAGTATCAGCACAGAACAGACGAAGATTGTATTGGACAAATATACCCATTGATGGGTTGCCCGAAGACAAAGGTATTGTCTTGGCTGACATCATTGAACAGGGTTTTGTTGACAGAGACAAGTCACATTGCCTTGATGCCAACTACTTCAAAGGTGGCAATCTCAAGACATACTTCAAGAAGCATCG